CGATTTCATACTGCACAAATCCAAGCAGTGCACCTTGAAGATCATCTCTGATCTTGATGCGACGGAAGATATTCTTAGTCAGTTGGAAAGGGTGATTGCCATTGACCTGAGAACGATCTCTGATGTATACGTTGGGAAGATACTTAAAATAACTCATTTGATCATATCTCGTGTGATGAAGGCAGTTTCCTTCAGTGTAAGTGCCATTTCCATAGCAGCAGGACCATAATCATCCAGTTCGCTTTGCAATCCTTTCAAAGTATTCATCTGACCGTCGGGTGTGACGTTCATATTCAGTCCAGTGATCACCATCTTGGTTGGGAACTGCATAATCTCTCTGAGACGTGCACCTTTTCCACTGATCTCTTCAACTCTAGTTTCCCCAGAACCATTTGACTCGACACGAACAATCGAGCATCTAACATAGTCAGGGATGTTCAGGTATCTAGCACCACCGTATGACTCGGTGCCAGACTTCATAATTTTTTCCATAATGGAACCTTCTTCAACATTCCCCAACGGATCATAGTTACCAGCAGTACCACTGACTGATGGCAGCATTGCTTTTCTGAGTGCGTTGAAGATGTTGTAGCATTCTCTCGCTTCTTCTGGATTGCGAGGTGCCATCTTAAAGTTAAAACTGTGCTCTCTATAGTTCACACCACGGAAGGTGACTTCCTGGTACGGGTTGAACACTTTTTTATTGACAAGTGCGTTAATATCTTGTGCGCTGATGCTTCCTTCAAGACCAAGAGAACTGTTCACAGCACCAAGACCAGATGCAATGGCGTTCAAACCAAACTGAGGTTTGACACTTGCTGCAAACTGTTGGATGTTCTGAACTAGGTCTCCACCTTGCCCTGCTCCTTGTTCCGACAATGCTTTCAGAGCACCAACACCAGCGGGACCTAGAGTGGTCTCGTTATAGATGGTGTTATACGATTCTGAAAGATTATTGGGAAGATATAGATAAATAGTGAAACGAATCGGTTCACCTCTCGACCCTCCGTTGGGAGCATACATTCCACCAGGATTCTTTCCCATATATGTGTATGGATTACCAGCATTGCTAGAACTATCGTAGACCTGAATCTTCAGATAATCTACGACTCTAGTCTCTTCGGCATCCTGAACATCGATACCATCACGCGATGTGAATGGCATCTCAGGGAGAGCTCTTGGATATACAAGTGGGGCTATTGACATTGATGAAACAACAGAGATCTTATCAAGGTAGGTTTCAGCCAAGTTACCCTGGAAAGTATAAGGGGGATCCTACAAACATTATTTATAGATCTTTGTGGGAACGTAAACTGATGGTATGGTGTGACAGAAATGAATCAATTCTTGAGTGGGGTTCGGAAGAAATTGTCATTCCATACCGCAGTCCTGTTGATGGTAGGATTCACCGCTACTTTCCAGACTTTTATATACGAGCACGCACCAGGCAAGGAGGGATTGAGAAGTTCATTATCGAGGTTAAACCGAAAGCCCAGTGTGCGCCCCCCAAGAAACCAAAGCGGCAGACTAAAAGATACATAAATGAAGTGAAGACATACGCTGTCAATGATGCCAAATGGAAGGCAGCGAAAGAATTTTGTGATGACAGGAGGATGAAGTTCCTTATTCTCACAGAGAAAGAGCTCAAAGTATGAGTGCATTCACCGACATAAAATCATTAGCAAACAACAAGTCACAGAAACCATCGTGGTGGCGTAACCAGTTGTTCTTTTACTTGAGCTCTAACGTCAAGGGTGTTGACAGCGTGATGCCTGGAACAGCAGTGACATTCGGGTATCGTGCAGAGTACGGTGAGAAGATGCAGTTCTGGGACAAGTTCCCAATGGTGTACATCTATGGTGAAGATGCAACGCACTTCTGGGGTGCCAATGTACACTACCTACTACCTGAGTACAGGTTCACTGGGTTCAGCCCAGCAGCACCTGCTAAGACACTGCATAAATACTTGAGGAGCAATGTACTTACTCCGTTATATGGCATCGAAAACTCTGAGTGGCAAGATATTGGTTTAATTCCCTCGGAACAATTTGTAATGACATCTAACGGTAGAACGCTAGACATACCCCGCACGATAATTTACAAGCGACTCTAATGGGCGTCCCTAATTCATTCCTACAATTTCGTGATTTACTCTCGTCAGGTTCATTTGAACCATCGAAGGGTAATCTTTTTAGTGTGGAGATGGGTCTCCCTATAATGTTCCAATCCTCAGAGACAGTTCCAAACTTCAGAACTGACACTAGAGAGATGTATGAAGCGGTTAATTACCTGGCAGATTCTGTTGTCATCCCTTCCCGTAACGTGACCACAGGTGAGGTCAAGCAGATTGGAATGACTAGAACATATGGTACTGGTCAGACTGCAAATGAATTGTCTGTTTCATTCTTGCTGACTAAAAACAACTGGCATAGAAATTTCTTTGAGAAGTGGATGAATGCTATTGCGCCTGACAATGAAAACCGTGTGGCATTCTACGATCACTACACCACAGATATTACAGTAAGAAAGTGGGAAACTGGATCTAACATTGTTGCCAAGACCACAGTCGATGGAGAGCCTCAATACTCTAGACTGAATAAAGCAACTGGTGTGTATTGTTTTGCGAGAGCATTTCCTTTTAATATTAGTAACATCACGTACTCTAATGAAGCACAGTTGATGAAGATGGACGTGCAGTTTAAGTACGAACGTTATAGATTTACAACCAAAGTCAAGAGAAGGAACGAGTGGACATCCGACATCATTCTTGATGACTTCAATGCATCAACACAGATACTCTCCAGTGGTGCATTTGGAATCGACACCCGCTTTGGGGTCTAAATAGAATTACTGAATTGTTTTTTACACAATGCCTTTACCAAAACTGAGCATTCCTGATTATGAATGTGTGCTCCCTCGTGGTCAAAAAGTCACCTACAGACCATTCCTAGTCCGTGAAGAGAAGTTGCTGTACCTGGCAATGGAAACTCAGGATCAAAAGGAAATGATGAAAGCGGTGAAAGAGATCATCAAGAATTGCACAAGTGTCAAGAAGGTCGAAGATCTTGCCACATTTGAGATTGAATTCCTCTTCCTTAAGATTCGTGCCAAGTCTGTTGGTGAAATTAGTGAGTTCAAACTCACCTGTCCCGACGATGATGAAACTCAAGTTGATGTGGAAGTGAACCTTGATCAAATTGAGGTTACTGTCCCTGATGACCACACCAACGTTGTCAAACTGAATGATGAAGTGACATTGACTATGAAGTATCCATCCCTGGATACATTTGTGAAGAATAACTTGTCTGACAATCCTGGTATTGATGACATCTTCAAACTGGCAGCAGATTGTACTGAATCTATCGCTGAAGGAGACGAACTCCACGCAGCTAAGGACTACAAGAAGGCAGAACTTGTTGAATTCTATGAGTCTATGAACTCTAAGCAGTTCCAAGACGTTCAAAAATTCTTTGAGACTATGCCTAAGTTGAGTCACCAGATTGAACTATTCAATCCTAAGACTGAGGTTACCAGCACTATTACTCTTGAAGGTCTAGCGGCTTTTTTCGCGTAGCCCTAGCGCACGACTCTCTGTTGAACTTGTATGAGACGAATTTCGCTCTTATGCAACACCACAAGTACAGTCTGACTGAACTTGAAAATATGATGCCCTGGGAGAGGGATGTGTATGTGAACCTTCTGCTTAGATACCTTCGAGAGGAGGAAGCTAGACAGAGGCAAGCAAACGGACAACATCAATCACTTTAATGGCAGCACTAAAAGTAAGATCATTTTTACCAACTACGGTAGAGGGTAGTCCACGTGTGGACCCTATCGCAGGTCTTACTACGTCTGTTAATCGCCTGGGGACTGTTGTAGAAGATCTTGGAAAAATCCTGACTGGTATGCACCAGGACAAGATGGATCTTCTCAGAAGACAGCAGAGAACTGCGAACTTTGGGCGAGATAGATCGAGAGAAAGCACACTTGAAAAGGATGTAGTAAAGGGCGTAAAAAAAGATAAGTCATTAAACAAGACACAGAAGAAGAGTAAGGGGTGGTTAGATTCTTTAATCGAACCATTCATTTGGATTGCGGAGAAGGCAATCACATTCTTTGTACTGGATTGGTTATCTAATCCAGAGAATGAGAAGTTTCTTAGAGTAACTGTACCTATTATTGGTGGGTGGTTGAAAACTGCCTGGAATATTGGCACAGCGTCAGTCAATATGATTCTGGAGGCATTCTCGGAAGATAGTCTTCTGATGGGTGCTTTGAAACTGGTCGGTGGTATCGGTGGACTTTGGTTGATGGGACGCATCTTGCGTCCGTGGAAGATCGCAAGTGATATTGGCAAGTTGATGAGACTTGTCAGTGGTAATAGGAAAAATACTGCTCCAAAACCAAAGTCGCCAGCACAGATAAGAGCAGCGACAGCAGCGCAGCGCAATGCTAACGCTAGTATTGCTGCGAAGGAGAGATTTAGAAAGAGATTTGGTGAAAAGGCATACCAAAAGAGGTTTGGTCCCAGTAGACTACAGAGAGTTAAACAAGGTTTAGGAAGTAATATTAGGAAGGGACTGACAAATTCTAAGGTGATGGCTGGCGGTGCTGGTCTCATCTCCTTTGGAACCAGACTGGCACAGGGAGACAGCATTCAAAAGGCAGCAGGTGGTGGTATTGGTGCAACCATCGGTTCGATGGCACTTACAGCACTGATTACACCTATCCTGGGTCCATTTGCACCACTGGTTGGTAGTGTTCTTGGTGGATTCCTTGGTGATAAGGTTGGTGCGTTCATTGGTGA